CGGAAAACTATGAGTTTATACCACAGGTTTTTGATAGGATCACGTTCAATATCAATCACACCACAACTAGAACAATTGATTTGAGCCTGATTCCGCTTCCTACTGTCAATTCTCCCAGCGATAGTGAGAAGGATGAATCACTAAATAGTGACACTAGTAGTGATAAGTCAAATAAAGGTTTTCGTCATTCTCCCTTGAACCTAACATTGCCACCTGCAGATTCGATAAAGGACGATGGTGAACACATTATTGTTGCTGAAGATGAGATTTTTGGTTCGAAGGAATCCTCCATTAAATCTTCCTCCACAAAACCTGAGGTAGAAGAGAGAGCTACTGCACCCCAACTAACAACAACAATGATTGGGATGTTGGGGCCGTCTCGTGCTGGTAAATCAACCCTTATATCAAGATATGGACCACCAATGATAATTGGTGATGGCACCAAATCAACAACATTAGGTGTTCAGGTAGCAGTAGGGGACTATCCTTATGATAGTTGTCGATTTGCTGATTTTATGGGATTTGAAGACACCAGATTCCCTCCAGCGTTGACTATGTATAATGTTTTAAATGGCTTGGTTCCCTATTGGCGCCACTTTGATAATATTGCCCCAGTAATAGTGTTGCCGTACAACAATCTTGAGGTGAATGAATATAAACGCATTTGCCCTGAATTGCTAGGAAGCCAACCTTTAATTGTGGTTAATACGTTTGGGAAGATAGTTAATACATCCCATATTGAAAACACGCTTAAGAATCAATCACCAGATTCTATTATTATGGTTTTAGATGTGTTAAACATTACTAATAAACAAAAGGCTGAAATTTTTAAAAATGCTATGGTAGTTCTATTGAATTTGCCGAAAGAATTTGAGCCCAAGTCTCATCCCTGGGTTACACAACGCCTCCCCCAAATGTTAGAGGATCTAAACCAACGTATGACTAATTGGTTAACACTAGAAGATAGAGACCGTAAACCATGGGTTGAATTTGAGGAATTAATCTATCCTTTGTTACCATTATGGCCCCAAATGGATCCTCTTACACAAAAGTTTTTGGAGTCGCCTGGCCCTGTATCAGAGACATTCAAAGATTATGGTAGGTGGTCCGCTCTATCCAAGGCAGCAACAGCAGCAATGCCCACCTTTCTAACCGACCCGGCTGCCCCAAGTTCTATTTTGGTCAACAAACATTCTGCTAATGCTGGTAAGCTATTGAGTGAGCTCTGGTTAACTTATTTGCCCATCGAATTTCCAAATCTTC